GTGTATTGGCTTACGTCTTCCTTTTGTTGCTTGACAATATCAAAAGGGACGTTAACATAAAAAACTAAATCTTTGGGGCTAATCGCTACGGGTTCGCCGTGTTCGTTTGGGAGTTGTACCTCGATAACGTCTTGACTAGATGTATGTACTTGCTTACCCGTGCCGCTACAAGACGGGCACCCCTCGCCGCTTGGGTGCAAGGTGCCGCCCCTGCAAATTGCGTGCGTGTCGCTATCTTGGTACTCGCAAGGTGTATAATATTGTATCTTTTGTAAAAAGGCGTGCAATGTTAGGCTTAAATCATACTCAGAGCCACGGTTAACAAGTTGTTTATATTCCTCGGTTGCCGAATCCCAAAAGCTAACGTAAGTTTTACCGCCCGTTTGTTTGTCGTGTTTGTAACCAATACGCGAAACGGGCACGGCGTCAGATTCGGACGGTTCAAACAAAATTAAAAATTGTTTGTTTTTAACCTTTTCGATTTGGTCAAATGTCCCCGCCTCGTTTTTAAATTGCTCGTAAAACTCGGTATTTTTTTGTATATCTTCGTTAAGTTGTAACGCTATTTCTAGGCCGTCGGTTGTAAATGTATAATAAATATCTATTTGTTTTTCCCTTTGGCTACCGTCGGCCATATAGCGCACATTTTCGGCTAATTTGCAAACGCAATAATTAACTAAACCTTTGTAAATCCTATAATCTTTTACCTCTGAGGCCGTAAACACAAAGGGCGCGAAGTGGTCCACGCCGCCGCTGACCGTATGGCGCACCCAATAAAAAGCGTTAGGGTCTATGTTGTTATAAAATAGGGCGGTTTCCTCGGACCAAGTTAAAAGGCTTTGGCCGTCGTTGCCGTAATTCGTTAGATATTGGGCTATTTGCGCCCCCTTTTCGTCGTTTTCGTGTGATACGTCAACTTTTAATTTATCGGCTCTAAAAACACGTTTAAAAAAGCCCTCAACTTTTCCCGCAATTGACTTGGTGCGGTTTTGTGTAATTCTTACCCGCTGCGCTTTTTGTAGGTCCGTTTCCCTAGGTTTATAATTTACTATTAATTCGCCGTAACCTTTGCCCGTTACAATTTGCGAATAAAAGCCGCTTAACTCGGTAACGGTTGTATAGTTTGTATGTGTATATCCTAATATAACGCGTTTTGTTTTATTGTTCATTTTTTAATGTGTAAACTATGTATAAACATAGTGATATTTTAAACGAATATATTATAATTATTGGTATTAACATTATTTTTTTATTTTAGCTAAGTACCCCAATGTATCGGGGTGGCATATAAAATATTCTAAGGCTTGCAGCATATGCCCGCGCCGCTCTATGCCGTGCTTATCCTTTGGCTTTGATAGTTTGCCGTTAGCGTCTTGTGTGCAATTCTCTAGGTCTGCTATTAACTCGGTACACTTGGGGCTAATTAATAACCTCGCGGGCTTGTTACCGCTTAATAATTCGTTTAAAAAGACACGCCGCCCAACCATACCAAGCCCAATACTTCTATACTTTGGATTGCTGCGGGGTATTCTTTTAATTACCGCCCCGCGTGTTAATATCTTTAAGCCGTCTATTAAGTCACTAAACAAAGTTTTAGTTTTTATAGTGTCGGCCTTTGTGCTTATGCCCGTGTTATTGTTTCCGCTTGCGTCGCCGTATAAAAAGAAACCGTTTTGTATTTCGGGGTAACTCTTTTCTAGTTCGGCCCCTAGGCTTTTAGCGTCGTTTAATGGTGCCTTTAGTGCCAACTTATCAAATACGCTTACCTGCCAATACTCAGAAAAGCCACGCCAAAAGTTATCTTTTATATATTCCATTTGAATAATTAAGCCGCTCATATATGGCGCCGTGTTAAAATCAACGGTATAGTGTAAAGGTAAATTTTTTTTGGTAATATTTTTTATTGCTTGCCCGTAATTAAAACCCGTTGCATATAATCGCGATTTGTTGGGCTTTGGGTCGCATTGATACAACGCATCAAACGTTGCGGGGTTGGCCCTTGCTATGCTTATAATTTTATCTTTGCTATGCTTGGCGGGCCATAGTGCGGCGCCATATTCGCGCGGGTCGTTTATGTTTAGGTTACTCTTTTTAATAGCCTCAAGGCGTAACACTTGCCACCCTTGGGGCATTTTCTTTAATATTTGGCCGCATAAATCGTGTTTATGCCAACGGGTCATAGTTATTAATTGTTGGCTATTATTGTGCAAACGGGTTAACAGTACGTTTGTGTACCACTCCCATTTTCGGGCTTGGTCCGTTGCGCTGTAAGCCTCTACGGCATCTTTTACGGGGTCGTCTATAATTGCTATATCTACGCTTGTCCCCGTCAAAGAACCGCCCACGCCCACCGATTTATAAAAGCCCGTATGTCCTACCGTCTCGAATATGTCGTTATTTTTTAAGTAGCCCCCGCGTGCGTCGCTCTTAACGTTGCGACTATTTAAATAGGTCTTAGGAAATATTAACTTATAAATATCACTTTCTATTATTCGTTGTACGTCCCGATTAAATGAGGCGGCCAAGGTAGACGAATAAGAACACCCTACTATTTTTAAGTCGGGGTCTTTGCCTAGTAGATAGGCGGGCAAACGTCGGCTTGTTAGTTCGCTTTTGCCGTGCTGCGGCGGCATAAATACCATTAATTTTTGTATGTCCCCCTCAATAAATTTTTGTAAATATTCGTTTGCAAGTAGTGCGTGGTGCCAATTTACCGAATAGTTCGGCTTTGTAATTGTTACAAAGTCCAAAAAGTTACGCCGCGCAATTTCTGCCTTAATCGCCGCCAAGGTCGGCAAGGATTCGGCTAAGTTCTGCAAGTTGATCATTACTTAATTTACTTAAATCTAGTTTAGCTTTTAGTGTCGTGTCGTTTTTTACCTCGCGCTTTTCGGCTTGGTTAAGTCTTTGTTTACCTAACCAAATCAACATAGTTTTATCGTTTTCTTTTATTGCCAATTCATACTGAGCGTTTAATAACTTTTCGTTTCCCCGTTCCCTTTTAGCTTGTTGATAGGCTGAAAAATCCACTTTATACACCTCTTTGCATTTATTATATAATGTATCGGGGTGGACCCCTAGCATTGCCGCACATTGTACACCGTTAGCCCCCGCCTCTAGGGCTTTGTCTACTTTGTCCCAATTAATTTTTAATTTCTTGCGGCCTGCCATACGTTTAATTATTATTTGTTAAGCGGTGGATTTCCTCGGCTTGGTCGTAGTCGTCAAGTATGCGGCTATATATGCCCGCGTTTAGATGCCTTTGTAATTCTTTAGTAAACGCACTAACTGAATCTATTAATAGTTTTTCTTCAAACTCTAAGCGCCCACGCGCTACGGCCTGGCCTTGTATTTTTTCGCTTGCATTTGTTAAAAATTGGCTTAACTCTGCGGCTTGCAGCGGGGTAATAGATAATTTTATTTTTTCTAATTTCATATCTTTAACAAATAAGGGGCGGTAAACAACCCCGCCCCTAGTCTACTATTAACAACATATAAAAAAGGGTTTGAACTATGAAAACTTACCCTTTTTTTAATCTTTAAAACAAAGCTAATAAAAAAAATTTTATATTATCGCTTCATTTTAGTACGTTTATTTATTTGTTTTGTTCTTTTATTGCGGTTTCAATTGTATGTATTAAGTCGTTTAATAGTCGGGCTTTTAAAAAAAAACGTTTTAAAGGGTTATAACTTTTAATTATATAAATTTTATAAATTAAAGTTTGTAAAAATATTCTTTGTTTTTTTTCTAGGCTTTCAATATAGTTTTTTTGTTCTAGTATTTTGTCTAAGGCTTCATTTATTGACATAAAGCAAAGTTTTATTTCAGACAAATATACAAAAAAGGGGACATATAAAAAAGGCGGTTACACGTTTATTTTGTTGGTGTGGCTTTTTGGGGTAAAAAAAACCCCGCTTACAAAAATGCAAACGGGGGTTATATACAAAAATGCCAATTTAAAACTAGTCTTTGTTTTCTGCGGGTGGTTCGCTTAATACTTCGGGGGGGGGCTCGTAGTGTACAAAGTTATTACTATTTATAAAACTTAGCGCTTGTAAAGCCCTTTTATAATTGTTTTTAATAACTTCTTTTAAAAACTTGTTTTCGCTTTCTAAACGGTTAATTAGCTTTTTTGTTTCTTTGGTCATTTTTTAAAAGGGTAATTCGTCCACGCTCGGATCAATCGC